GCGCAGCAGTTCTTTAATTATTACGAAAGCAACGGCTGGAAAATTGGGCGTAATGCTATGAAATCATGGCAGGCCGCGGTTCAGAATTGGAACACACGCGACAAAGCAAACAACAAGGCAGCCGGCACAATGTGGGCGAACAATTCCACAGACGCCGACACCGCAGGTTATGAGGATTTATTTTAATTTTTGCAGGAGGGGCAAAAATGGAGGAAATGAACGTTTTTATAAAACAATTCTGCGGCAGATTTAACGAAATGACGCCGGAGGAAATAAAAGCCCGCGACGAAGAAATAGCAAAGCTGGAAGAAAAGCAAGCCCAGCGCGATAAATTGGAACGCTACCAAAAAAGCGGAGTTCCGGAGCGCTATTTTAATGAATCATTGGACACATACAAAATAACTAACGAAATGCAGGCCACAGCAGCCAAAGCAGCTACAAACTTTTTACACGCGGCAAAATGCGGCGAGTTTAAAAGTTTGGTAATGATTGGCAACGCCGGAACGGGAAAAACACATCTAGCCTGCGCGATCATACGCGAGGCCGGCGGCAAATACCGCACAGCGCCGGACATTGTAGAGGAAATGCGCCGCGCAAAATCATTTACGGCGAACGATACCGAGGCGGATATTATCAAATATTACGGCCATGTTCCTTTATTGGTAATTGACGAAATCGGGCGCGGCATTGCAGCAACCGACGAAAAATACATGTTGTATCAAATCCTTAACGCGAGATATAACACGCGCAAGCCTACGGTTTTAATAAGCAACCACAAAAAGGCGGATTTTTTACAGTATATCGGCGTAGCAGCGGCCGACAGATTGGTCGAAAGCGCCGAGGTTTGGGAATTGAACAGCGAAAGCTACCGCCGCGAATTGAGGGCGCAAAATGGCTGAAAGCGAAGACCAGCAGCTTTTTAATTTACAAAACAGATTAAAAAAAGGCGACGCGCAGGCAATGGCGGAAATGTACGAAAAGCTGGTAACGGTTGCATATAAGACAATAAACAGCCGCAGCAACAGCAATGCAAAAATAAAAGCATTGAGCGCAGACGAGCGACAGCAGAAAGCGCACGACGCCGCAACGTACATTATAGAGCAATACCTTAAACGGCCGGCTTTTGTAATTACGGACAGTATAACGGGGTATTTGTACACGCGCATTAATTGGGAATTGTACGGAAAAGACCACCAATACAAACGCGATCAAATGGTGGTATATACGGACAAATTGCCGGAACGTAACTGCGCACGTATCAAATATAAATACCTAGTAAAAGACGTAATCACGGGAATAGATACAACCTACGAAAGCGTAGCGGAATTGTACTTAAACCCAGTATTTAAGGGATTGAGGAAAAAGCGGCTTGTTGAATCCATAAGAACCGGCCGCAAATGGAAAAACTATATTTTTGATTTATTGGAGGTCATAGAATGAATATAAATAAAATTGCAGAAAAAGCATATAACACGGCGTTAAAACGCCAACAAAACGGCGCAAATGTAGACATTAACAAAATATTGAAACATTGCGCAAGTGAAATTGTAGAGGCGGTAGAAAAAAGCGTAGAAATAAAAACTGACGCTGGCAAGGTTGACGAATACGCGGAGGAATTGGCAGACATAGTTCTTTGTGTATTCATTGCAGCATATAAAGACGGAATTAATATAGAATCCGCAATAATTGCAAAGCAACATAAAAACGAAATGCGCGCAGAAAATAAAGGTGATAAGAAATGAAAAAAATATACATCAGCGGAAAAATAATAGACAATGCAAATTATAAAGCCGACTTTGAGGCCGCAGAATTGGCGCTTAAAATTGCAGGCTTTCAGCCGGTAAACCCAGCGGAGGAACACCTGCCGGACGGCGCCACATGGGCGGACTACATGCGCCACGACATAAAATTATTATGCGATTGCGACGCTATATACATGCTAAACGGCTGGCGAGAATCAGCAGGCGCGAAAATTGAGCATAAGCTGGCGCGGGATCTAGGAATAGAAATTATTTTTGAGATTAAAAAGCCGGTATATAACGCAGAATACAGACGCGCGCAATATATGAAGAAACGCGGGGAAACGCTTAAAAAGCAAAAGGAATACGACGACCAGCACCGCGAAGAAATAAACAGAAAAGCCCGCGCACGCTATCGGGCAAAATGCGGGTTAAAACCAATTAAGGAGGTTTAAAAATGCCGGTACCCGATTTATTTAAAATAGCGCCCGACTTCACCGTATGCGAGTATTGCGGGAAATCATACGCGGACACAGTCGAAAATATGCACCGCGTACTGATAGAAAAAGACGGCGCGCGCCGGATCCATGAGGCCTGCGTTCATTGCATAGCAAGAGCAAAAGCGAAACCGGACTACGACGAATATATGACAAATAAAGCATTTAGCGAGAAATTAGGCAGGAGGCTGAAAAATGTTTGAGAGTAGAAAAAACACAAAATGGCGGCATAAAAAAACGGGCAATATTTACACCGTAATTTATGACGAGGCGACAGAGTGTACAAACGGCCGCGAGGATATAGACTATATAGTTTATACAAACGGGAATAAAATCTTTGTAAGGCAGGCAAACGAATTTTATACAAAGTTTGAGGTCGTAAAATGAAAAACACACAAATATATATAAATGGTGTAACGATAAAAAAAGCAACCGGAAAACGCCTGCTGTCACGTCGGAGCCTATGGCAGAAAATAAAAGATAGAATCAATTTTTATAAACGGCGCAGAAAATTACACGGAAAACTAACCTGCACAATAAAAATATGATATATTGGTAATGAGGTGTGAAAAATGGATAACTTAGAGGAAAAAATAGACGCCGCATACAATAAACGCGGAAACGAATATTTATTTATAAATAAAAAATAATTCTTATTTACCATACGCCGAGGGGTTCAAAGACGGCTATAATTTAGCAATGCAGGAAGTGAGCGAATTTAAATTAAATAGCGACAAACCGAAGAACGCCGGAAAGTGGTTAGAAGAAATAAAAGAAATAAATATAGACCCAAAAAAAGCAATACCAATAAAAAATATTTTGGATTTAACTCCGGAATCAGAAAAAAACGGAAATAAATAAACATGAGGTGCGAGAATGGATAGAAACGAAATATATACAACAATTCTACACCAGCGCAATTATTTATTACAGCGCGGGTTTGCAGATCGGGAAATAACAACAAAGATATTTTTAACGATTGAGGATTTAAAAAAACTAATGATAGAATTAGATTTTTGTATAACAAGTAGTTTAACAGATAAAACCACAAAAAACGGCGTAATATATAAGTTTGCAGGCCATGACCTAGAAACAACCAACGCCGAAAAATCGTATATTATTACCGGAATAACCGACATTTAATTATCATTTTATTGATAAAAAAACGGCTTTTTATTGTCATTACGGGGCGCAATTTTGCAAATAAAACGCAAAAAAGCGCCTTTTTTTATTAAAAAAATGACTATAAGGGCATGAATATAGAAATAAATTGCACCGGATCCGACACAATCCAGCTACACGAATTAACAGAGTTTCAAGGCGAATTAAAGGAACGTAGCGCCGGCGACGTAGAAAAGATTATTAAAAGCATTAAAAAACACGGCTTTAGTTTTCCTTTTTTTGTATGGGAATATTGGACGCCGGAAGTAAAGAAAATTAATTATGTATTAGACGGACACGGTCGCCTCTTGGCATTAAAACAAATGGCAGCAGCAGGCGAAGAAATACCCGCCCTGCCATGCGTATACATCAGCGCCAAAAACGAGGCGGAGGCAAAAGAAAAGCTGCTTAAATTAAACAGCCAATACGGACACATGACCGCCGAAAGCGTAGCCGCATTTTTAGGCGACATTAAAATAGACTTTACGGAATTAGCCCTGCCCGACGGAGTATTAGACCTCGGAAAATTGGAGCCGGAGGAAACAAAAGACGACGACGAGGCGCCAGCATTAAAGCCGGACGAAGTAGCAGATAGTCAGCGCGGGCAGCTTTACCGATTGGGGCGACATTTTCTTTATTGCGGCGACAGTACCAGCGCGGAGGACATGGCCGCTTTAATGCAGGGAACGCGCGCCGATTTAATCGTAACAGACCCGCCTTACAATGTAGCATACACCGGCAAAACAGCGGACGCGTTAAAAATTGATAATGACGCAATGGACGACGCAGGCTTTAAAGATTTTTTAATTAATGCGTTTAAGACAATGCTCGAGCCATTGAAAGCCGGAGGCGCATTTTATATATGGCATGCAGACCTTAAAGGCGCAATTTTCAGAGAGGCGCTGCAGGAATCCGGCGGACAGTTACGGCAATGTTTAATATGGGTAAAAAACGTAATGACATTAGGCCGGCAGGATTGGCAGTGGCGGCATGAACCATGTTTATACGGCTGGAAAAATGGCGCTAATCACTATTGGGACGGCCGCAGAGATTTAACCACAGTATACGACGAAAAGCCGGACTATAAAAAAATGAATAAGGAACAGCTGCTGCAGGAAATCACCAAACTGCGGGGCGACAACGTACCAAACACAATTATTTATGAGGATAAGCCGGCGCGGAATGAGGAACACCCGACAATGAAACCGGTTAAGCTATTCCAGCGCCTTATTAAAAACAGCAGCAAAGAGGACGACGCAATATTAGACCCGTTCGGCGGCAGCGGCACGTCAATAATAGCATGCGAGAAATTAAACCGCACGGCTTACGTTATGGAACTAGACCCGCACTATTGCGACGTAATCAGAAAACGCTGGACAAAATGGGCGGAGGAAAACGGCGTAAATGCAGGATCGGGGGCGCTTAAATAGGAGGTGGAAAAATGGCAAGCTGCGCAATCTGTAAGTTTGAAGTAAACCCGCTTAAATACGGGAAATTGAAATTAAAAAACTATTCAAAAATTAAGATTATCGACGAAAACGTAAAAGAAAAAGAAACATTATTAAATATTTCATTATGCGAGAAATGCGCGGAGGCGCTGCACGCTGATATTATCGGCCGTATTCTTGGAAACAACAGCGCGGAACCATGCGACGGAAAGTGCGTCGAATGTGACGCGATACGATAAAAAACGAATTAAAACGAAAATAACGAACGCGAACGAAACGAAACGAAAATAACGAAAGTTAGCAAGTTACGAGCAAGTAAAAACTCCAAAAATCCGAAGGGGAAAGCATGGGACGAAAAAGAAAAATAAAAGAAAAAGACCTACTCGAGAATATAGCCGGCAGTAACGGTTTTTATAGCATAATAGCGTCGCGTTTGCATGTAGATTGGCACACCGTAGACAAAGCAATAAAAGACAGCCCCGCAGCGCAGGAGGCAATAAAAGACGAAACAGAAACAACGCTGGACTTCGTAGAGGGTAAAGCGATTGAGCGCATAAAAAGCGGCGACGGCGCAATGATACGTTTTTATTTAGCAACAAAAGGAAAAAAACGCGGCTTTACATACGACGAGAAATTAGACGGCGACGAAAGCGCAGAGGATAAAGAATTAAACATCATTACTGACGACGCAGCAACCGGAGGCGGCGAAATCACCGAGGCGGACGAATGAACATAAAAACTAGTGAACTATTCGCGGCGGTATATAACGACGTATACAACGATATTTTACAGCATAAACACGAACGCTACACATTCAACGGCGGACGCGCCAGCTGTAAGTCGTCGTTTATTTCACTAATGATAGTAATTTTAATTGTACTACACCCGAACTATAATGCCGTAATTGTACGCAGATACAGCAAGAGCCTGCGCCGTTCCGTATTTAATCAAATTGTATGGGCTATAAATAAACTAGGATTGAGGCAGAAAAAAGGACAGAAAACCGGCTTTAAAATACCGAAATCAAAAACAATCGCGCTACCTATTACATACGTACGCGCAGACGGCACCGAGCAAATAATAGACTTTGTAGGCCTAGACGATCCGGAAAAATTGAAATCAATTAAAACCGAATACGGCTACACCGCTATTTTATGGGTAGAGGAAAAAACCGAAGTCGACCCGACAAACCTGCATAATTTAATTATTTCAGCATTACGCGGCGGCGATACGTTCTACACATTCGAGAGTTTCAACCCGCCAAGCGCTAAACGCCATTGGTGCAACACGGAGTTAAAAGCGGAGGACAAACACCGGCGAATAGTATTTACAACGTATAAAGACATACCGCGCGCATGGCTTGGCGTAAATATCATACATGACATTATAACGACAAAGAAAAACAACAAACGCGCATACGAAAACATATACGAGGGAAAAGCAACCGGCACCGGCTTAAACATCTTCGAAAATATCCAGCTACGCGAAATAAAAGACGACGAAATACAAAGCTGGGACGAAACCCTGCAAGGTATAGACTGGGGGTATTATCCGGATCCGTACGCATACGGCTCCATGCACTACGACGCAAAAACCGCAACGCTTTATATATGGGACGAATTATATTTATATAAGCACGGAAACGACGAGGCGTTCAAAAAGACGGCCGAACACATGGAGGCGCACGGCATGAGCATTTACGAGGACAGACAGACAGCCGACAGCGCCGAACCGAAAAGCGTCGCAGACTTTCACAAATGGGGCGGCGATACACGCGGAGCCATAAAAGGAAAAGGCAGCCGCGACGCCGGCTTTAAATGGCTGCAAGGATTGCGCGCTATTGTAATAGACCCCGTACGCTGCCCGCATGCAGCCGACGAGTTCACATTATACGAGCATGAAATAGACAAGCGCACCGGCGAAATTATGGAGGGTTACCCCGAGGGACAGCCCGACCACTTTTTAGCGCTAACACGCTACGCAACCGAACGCACGTGGCGACATGCAGGCGCATAAATGGCCGTAAAAAATGACTATAAGCACAGAGGAATAAATATACATGTTTGAGAAAATAAGGGGCTTTTTTATGAATATTCTTAATTATTTTCATACGTACAAAATCGAGGAATTAACCGGAGTTGAAACAAACATAACCGGCGAAATGTATGAAAAAATTATGCTATGGGCGGACATGATGAACGACCACGCACCGTGGCACACAGAGGCGAAACCATGCGGAATATTGCCACAGATTGCGGGGCGATTAAATTATTTTGTAACGCGCGAAATAGGCCTAGACGTAGAAAACGAGGCAATAAAAAAGCCAATGAAACACCTTAACGCTAACATAGGCAAGGTCGTAGAATATATCACATTTACGGGCGCAGGATTGCTCCGCCCTATTTATGCGGCTAATAAATTGCAGTATGAAATTATACCGCTGGGAAACTACCTACCGACAAAATACGACTTCGACGGAACATTAACCGGCGCAATTATTCTTAAACAGATTATTACAACCAAAAAAGCTTTTATTTTATGCGAAATACACGACTTCGACGGAATCAGCCATAAAGTAACAAACAAACTATACGAAAACACAGACGGCAACCTGCGGCAGGTACCGCTTACAGCATGCGAGCAGACCGCAGAAATTACGCCGGAATATACGTGGAATAATTGCGGCCGTCCTATGATTATTGAATACCGCAGCAGCGTAACAAATAAAATAGACGGTTCAAACGTACCGGTTGCGCTAATAAACGACGCCGTAGACTTAATCGAAAAAGCAGACCGACAGTTCGCGCGCATGGATTGGGAACAAGAGGCCGGCGAAAAGCGCATTTTTGCAGATCGCGACATGTTCACAAAACGCACCAGCAGGAACGGCGAAACCGACACCGTAGTTTTGAGTAAATCATTAAATAAACTTATTCAGAAAATCGACGGCGACGGCAGCGGCAACGGCGAAAAAATCCACGAATACAGCCCCGAACTTCGCACCACAGCGCAAAACGAATATTTACAGCAGGTATTTAGACGCATTGAATTAACATTGAACGTCGGCAAAGGAACCGTCAGCGACGCCGAAAGCGTACAGCAGACCGCCACACAGTACAGCGGAGGCAGACAAGAACTGTTCGCAATCGTAGACAAAATCGAGGACGAAATAGCCGCAAAGTATGAGGAAACCGCGCTTGTATTTGCATACATGGCCGCAGCGTATGGCATGCCGGACGCACCAGCAGGCAACACAAAGCCGGAGGAATTATACACAATCAAGTGGAACGACGACCAAACACGAAAAGACATACAGCAGGCCAAACAGACAGCGCTGCAGGAAATCAGCGCCGGCGTTTTGAATAAATGGGAATATCGCCGCGACTTCTACGGCGAGGACGAGGCCGCAGCAAAGGCCAATGTGCCACCGGAGCCAGCAGCAGCCAGCCCGTTTGATTTAATGTAATGAGCGGCCATATACCAAGCGTATAACGGCCTAATGGGGCGCCCGAACCGCGCCGCCATTTATTTTTATATAGAGGTGTAAACATGAGCAGTAGAAACAAAAACAAAAAAGTAGCCCGCCACATGACAGCGGAAGAAAAAAAAGCAGTAATCGCCGTAAAGCAGGCGGTCAACAATCAGCCATTACGCAAGCGCATTATTTACGCATTGCGCATTATTGGCGGCAGGTGGTAGTCTATGCTTTCGCCCCGCTATTTAGAGGGCTTAAGCGACGGAATAGTAGAAATCTACGCACAGCTTGAGGCCGATATATTGCAGGATATGGCGCGCCGTATTGCACGATTGGGAAAAGTAACCGAGGCGACAAAATGGCAGGCGCAGCTTTTAGCGGAAACCGGAGCCTTAAAAAAGGACGTAACAAAGCTATTAAAAAAATATGATCCTGCAATACAAAAAGAAATAACCGCAATTTATAACGACGCATTAATTAAAAACGCCCGCGCGGATAATCGCATATTTACGGAGGCATTAGGTCACGGCGTAAGCGATATAAACGCGCAGGTTATGCTCGCTAGTATAAAAAAAACACATAGCGACTTATCACGCCTAACAATTACAACCGCATACACAACCGAGCAGCAGTTCGTGCAGCAGGCAAACGCGGCATATATGCAGGTAGTAACCGGCGCCTTTGATTATGACGCAGCAATGAAACAAGCCTGCAACAATTTAGCGCGCGACGGCATAACCGGCGTACAATACCGCAACGGCCAGCCGATACGTTTGAGCATTGAAAACGCCGTGCGAATGAATATTATTACGGGCGTAAATCAGACAGCCTCCGCAATGACTATGAGTAATTGCGAGGAATTAGGCTGCGACTTAGTAGAAACAACCGCACATATAGGCGCCCGCCCTAGTCATGAGGATTGGCAGGGGCAAATATTTAGCTTATCCGGCAAAAATCCAAACTATAGACCGTTCAGCGTTTGCGGATTGGGAACAGTAGACGGGCTATGTGGCATAAATTGCAAACATTCATACTACCCATTTTTTGAGGGTATGGAACGGCATTACAGCCAGCAAGACCTCGACGACATGGAAAAAGTAACGGTTTCATATAATGGGAAAAAATACACACGATACGACGCGGAGGAAAAACTGCGCTATATGGAGCGCAACGTCCGCAAGTATAAACGGCAGGCGCTAACGCAAGAGGCGGCCGGATTGGACAACACAAAAGCCCGCCAAAAAATCGGCGAATGGCAGGCAGCGGCGCGAGATTTTACACAGCAGACAAAGCTGGAACGCGACCGAGTACGCGAGTTTATAGGCACCGCAGACGGCAAACAACCTGCCGCGCTATTACCAAAGAAAAACGCAAAAATAAATTACGTAAGCGCAAAAAACGACTACAACGAATTATTAAAGAAGTATAAAAGCCGCGACGAAATCCTGCAGAAAGCAACAAAAAAAGAATTAAACGCGGTACGCATTTACGACGCAGCCAGCGCCGAAAAATTGCCGGACTATATAAAATTATTTAATAATCAGTATGTAGACGAAACCGCTTTAATAAATACCACTATTGGCAATTCGACCGTTGAGCAGCGCGACGCGATCCGTGAGTGGACGGGTTCAGCATATAGAGCCATAAACGGATTTTTAAGGAACGGCACACAAATTGACGATAAATACAAAAGGACGGCCGAGGTTTTACACGATTATTTAGACGCGCAGAAATACCCGCAAATGTACGTACGACGCGGCGCAGATTATAAATATATAGACGCATTGCTTGGCTCTAATAATTGGCGCAAAAATCCAAGCGAATTATTATACAAGCGCATTGTGGACAATGGCTTTTTAGCTACGACGCCGTACAATAGCGGAGGCTTTAGCGGTGAAGTTATGCTATACTATAAGACCCCAGCGCAGGGTAAAGCGGCATATATTGCCAGCCTTTCGCATTACAGCAACGAAAAGGAAACACTGTTTATAAATCAGACCGCGGCAATAATTAAGGAAGTACGCACCGAGGTTATAGCAGGCCGGACACGATATAATATTTTTTTAGATATGGAGTAAAACAAAATGCAGGATAAGTTTGTATATACAGAAAAAGACGCAGCAGGCTGCGCGATACAATCGGCCGACTTTTCGCAATGCAAAGATTGTATGTTCAACAATGAGGACGCGCCGCACACATGTTTAATTTATAAAAAGTTTAAGCCGTCAACGGTAATTTATGACGGCAAGACATGCACAAAAAAACGCACCGAATAAAACAGCAGCCCCGCAGTAAATGCAGGGCTTTTTTATTTGCCTAAAATTGCGTAAAAAACTGCTCGTCGCAAATAAAGGGAAAATAAACGGGCAAATAGACGCACGCAGCGCCGGAGGCAGCCAAAACGCCCGAAAATGGCCGGTTTTTGCCTATTTTCAGCAATACACAAAACGACCGACGCGCGTGTGCGAATCTATGAGCGAATTAGAGGCTTTTTCAAAAGGTTGTAAAAGTATTCAAAATTATTTTTTTAACGCATTGTGGCGAATCCTAGAGGCCTTTAAAACTACTCGTCCCGCGTAAAGCCGTATAGTAGTTATTGCGGGGTGCATAATCAGCGCGAAAAAATGACTATAAAGGCATGAGAATAATAGACGACGAAACTTACGCGCAAATTGTAAAAATATTGGCGCAGGATCCAAAAGTGGCACTTTTTCAAAAATTGCTATTATCACAAAAGGCGGAGCCGGCAGAAAATACACCGGACGAAATCAAAGTAGAAAGTGAGGTTAAAAAATGAGTTATTCAAGAGTAACGCCAAGAGCGCGCGCCGGTACTACCGGAATCAGCGAAGAAATAAACCTGCACGCCGGCGAGGGAACGTGGATAAATCCGCCGGACAGAGTCGCAGCCGTAACGGTTGCCGTACATATTCCAGCGGGACAGTCGGCGACATTCACTATCGAAACAAGCTGCAACAGAGCGGAAACAATCGGCGACAGCGGCACCGGCGGTTATTGGGACAACCCTCTCGGCGAGGGAACTATATTAAACGAAAATACCGTAATTATGATTGCAAACGCAGTAACGGGAATACGCGTTAATTGTATTTCAGCAAGCAACACAATTAACGTATGTTTTGTGGGGTAAATTATGAAATATTACGGCTTAATTATCCCGCAGGTTTTCCCGACCGGAGTCTTTATAAAAAGCGTAGATCAGACAGCAGCGTCGAGAGAATCCGAGGGAATTAACACCTTAACAGTAACATTGACGAATCAGCAGAAAGCAAACTTTAATGTAAAAAACGGAAAAACCGGAACCGGCGTGGTTGTTCCTACATCGGGAATGTTTGGCTTTTACATCGACGGCAGTACCGGCGAATTAAAAATGTCATATAGCGGCGACACAGCGCCCACTTTATCGCTAAATAGTAATGGCGAATTAATTTACACATATTAAAGGAGTTTAAAAAATGGGTACAGTAAACCTCGGACAAGTAGCGGCAAAAATTGCCAGCGTTTCTGTAAAACAATTAAACATCGGGCAGGCGCCGACGGTAACAAATAAAGGAACGGCAGCAAATGCGCAGTTTGAGTTTGGTATACCGGTAGATATTGCAAAATCGCATAATATCCCGCGCTTGGTGCCTAAAGATATTACGGCATACGTAACCGACGGGACCTTATGGAAACGCCTAGCAGGAACAAACGGTTATTCTTTATACGAAGATATTTACGTCGGCGATTATATTAAAATGAGCCGCGCAATTTCAGCATATGAAAAAACGGGAATATATCAAACAATCGGTTCACAGTATGTAACAATCGCAGGTATTAGCACATTAAAAAGAAACGGAGATAGTGACTTAAACTACGAGCATTTAGTAATGGTTGCAGGTCAAGGCTTTGGAGGAACACAGCACTTCGGGCGCGCAAGAATGAACGTCTCAAACGTAACAACCGGAGGTTATAAAGCGTCCGAAATGAATACGGAAACATTGGGCGCAGTAGCAACCGCCGGCAGCACAGCAGCAACGGCGAGTATTAACCAGCAGCTTTACGCGGAGTTTGGCACACATTTAAAAACTACAAAAGAATTAGTTAGTAATGCAATTAATACAACCGGAGTAAATAGGTTCGGCACAGCCGGAGGTTGTAGCAATGGCTGGGAATGGATAAGCGCGCAAGCAATTTTAATGAGCGAAATAGAATGTTACGGGGCTACAGTATGGAGCAGCGCCGGTTATGACACGGGAAACGCGAACCATTGGCTGCCATTATTTCAGCATAGCAACGAGGCGAGAAACAACCGCAGCGCGTACTATTGGCTTAAGGACGTAGCGTCTTCAGCTTATTTCTGTCTTGCGTACAGCTACGGCCGCAGCTACTGCGGCGGCGCCAGCGCTGCCGACTTTTGCGTTCGTCCCCGCTTTGTAATCGCATAACTAAACGCCCCGCCCTATATGGGCGGAGGCATAAAAGGAATAAAGAAATAAATGAGTGTATTAAAGAATTTACGTTCATTATCGGATATGCAATTTTACAAAACAGCTATACAAATACGAAAAGAATTAACAGTATGGCTATTAAAAGGCTGGCGACAATCGGACAATAAGAAACGGGAACAAATGGAAAATAAAACGGGTAAAGTTTGATAGCGTCTTCAGCTAATTTCTGTAATGCGAACAACAACGGCAACAGCAACTACAACAACGCCAGCAATGCCAACAATTATAACAAAAGAAGAAATTAAAGAGCAATATAAGTCATGGCGCGGCCATATAATTAAATATAACAGCTATAAAAGCGTCACAAATACGGACGTTTTATATAAATCATTATTCGAGGGGTAAAACATGGACGAAAACAAAGCAGAAGAACGCGAACGAATCGAGGCACGTATTAGAGATTTAATCTCAAAATTAGACGCGCCAACTTCACCGGTTGGAGATTGGAAAATAGTAAAATGCTATGAGGCAAAAATAGCAGAAAAGGAACTGCCGTACAATTTTGAGGAATTGACAGCAGCACGGCAGGAAATCCGCGACGAGATCAACGAGTTACAGCAGCAGCTGGAGGAATTAGAATAAATGCAAAAAGGTTTTATTTTAACGGCGCAGGATATTAAAAAAATAATTGCCGCCTATAACGTAAGCGAAGAAAAAGTCGTTCCGACTAAATATACATTTTTTGTAATTACGGACGATGAGGAAAAAACAGAAAAATAATAAAAAGCCCTGCAAAAAAAGCAGGGTTTTTATTTTAAACAGCCCCGAAAAAATATAAAAAAATGACTATAAAGACATGAACATATATACAGCAATTACATTAGGAATAACAATAGCGGGATTTATCGGCGGAATAATTGGAGCAGTAGCAAAACTTGCACTTAAAACGGGGCGAATTATGGAGCAGCTACAAACAAATGAAAAACGCGACGACGAGGAACGAGCAAAGAATAGTGCCAAGTTTAGCGAATTATACAACCGTATGAGCGCTAACGAAAGCAACGTAAACGCATTACAAACAAACGTAAATAACTTAATGGGGACATGTAGCCGCATTGAATCTAAACTCGACCGCATTATAGAACGGGAGGTCAAATAATGCAGATTATACACGACTTCTTAACAATCAATGAATACAGCAGACCGGCGCGCAAAATCCGCGAACTATTAGGAATTGTAATACATTGGACAGCAAACCCAACAGCAAACGCAAAAGAAAACCGCGACTTTTTCGAGAATAAAAAAACCGGCATGAGCGGTTACGGTTCAGCGCATTACATCGTAGACCAAAACGGCATTATTATTGCAGCCGTACCGGAGGACGAGGTCGCTTACCATTGCGGGACCAGCGACAAAGACCCAGCAAGCGGCAAAGTATACACCGATGAGGCACGCCGCAGGTTTGGGAAATATGCCAGCGAAAGCAGCAGCCCCAACCTTTGCACAATCGGCGTGGAATTGTGTCCAAAAGACGCGGCCGGCAATTTTACAAACGCAACAATAAACGCGGCCGTTGAACTTTGCGCCGATATATGCAAGCGCTACGAATTGACAGCGCAGGCAATTACAACACATCACGACGTCGTAGGTTGGAAGAATTGCCCGAAACTATGGACAGAAAAACCGCAGCTATTAACAGCTTTTCAATTTACAGTAGCGGACAAAATACAGAGAGGTTAACAACATGGAAGAAAAAACAACGAACGAAAACGAAACAAAAGGAATTAAAGCAAAAGGCGCGAGTCTTTGGGGACAAATTGCCGCTGCCGTATGGATTGGAGGCTGGAGTGCCGCACAATTTGCCCGCGACATTGTAAAGGGGCAGCACATCGGAGCGACCGAAATTATTTTAAGCGGGCTCGCAATCGCGGCATGTTTTACGCCGGTATACTTTAATTTAATCATGGACAAAATAAAAGAAATTAAGCTGGGGGCTTAAATGCTAACAAATATTATTTTAATTTTGGTATGCGTGATTTTAGGCATATTGGCTGTATGCGCTTTTATTATGGCGCACGCGGAACATAAAGAACGATATAAAACACAAAAGGAACTAAACGAGGTTTACGAAAATGCAGAAAAAGCGGCTGAAATTATCACAGAGGCCACAAAAACGAAATCTGACGCACGCACGGGCAACCATGAGCGCGATTTTTATTATATGGCTGACCGGCTGCACCACCACGCGAATAAATAACCCAGCGCCACGAATCCTGCCGCCGGATCCGTACGACGCCTCCGGCGAATTGGTAATTAAATATATTAATGAGGGCGAAACGGTAACGGCGCAGGAGGACGGCGTTTTTTTGCCGTATTGGTATTTTGAAAAAATCTTTGACTACATCATAGACACGCAGGCAGCGCAGGAAATCGCAGCCGGAAACAAAAACAACGAAAAAAAATGACTATAAAGCCGGAGGTTCAAAAATGAGTAAAAAAACATTCGCACTTGTAACAGCAATCGTGGGCGGTATTTCTACAATCGCCGTAGGGGTAGTAACATTTATTAACCCAAATTACGCAACCGCAATTAATAGCGGCATTGGAATTGCGGCAACCGCAACGCTCGAAATTTGCGCCGGTTTCGTAGATACATCTAAATAAAAACATGCGGACGGTTTCCACACGCACCTCGGAGGCCGGCCGCTTTTTTATTTAACATGCAAAAACCCTATAAAAAAATGACTATAAACATGAACTACCCTACATGGGCGGTGGGCGCAGCGCAGCGCGTAAAAAATAGCGCTATTTTATTTTTATCCAAGCCGCGGCGACGGCGTAATAAAAACGCGTAAGGGGACAAAATGAAACGAGAAGAACTCACAGCAGCAGGCTTGACCGATGAACAGATTAATACGGTCATGAAATTAAACGGCGACGACATCAACCGCGAAAAATCAAAATATAGCGATTATGACGACCTTAAAAAGCAGCTTGAAAAGGCAAACGCCACTATTGACGGCTGGAAAGACCACGACGAGTTGAAAGCAGACGTGGCCAAATATCAGCAGGAGGCAGAAAACGCCAAAAAAGAGGCAGCCGCAAAAGTCCAGCAGCTGGAGGACAAAGCAAAAGTTAAAGATTTTACAAGCAATAAAAAGTTTGTAAATGAACTAACACGCGACGCAATCAACGCGCAGCTTTACGACGCAATGAACGACGCCGCAAACAAGGGTAAATCATTAGACGATTTACTCAAGGCGCTGACCGACGGAAAAACGGACATTTTCAAAAATGACAATGCACCAACACCGCCGACAGTTACACAAATGGCAGCAGCCGGAGCGCAGCCAGCAGCACCCGCAGCAGCAGGAGCCGCAGTAGCACCAAAGGCAAGCTGGAACAGATTTAAAGGCTAATGAAAAGGAGTAAAAATCATGGCTAATATTATGAATTATGCAGAACAGTGGTCTGACGAACTTTTACAGATTATCGACGACGGGGCTTACTCAAGCCCATTTTTAACACCAAACGACCGCGTAAAATGGCTCGGCGCTAAAACATTTCATTTTACACGTATGGACGTAAGCGGATTTAAAAACCATTCACGCGACGGTGGTTACAACCGCGGAACAATCGTGCAGGAAGATAAAGAGTTTACTCTTGAACACGACCGCGACGTTGAATTTTTCGTAGACGTAGCAGACGTAGACGAAACAAAGCAGACAGCAAACCTGCAGAATGTATCGCGTACATTTACAGTAAAGCACAGCGCACCGGAAACAGACGCACGCTTTTTTGAACGCGTAGCAAAAGCAGCAATCGCAGACGGATATTATGAAACAATGACCGGATTTACAGCAGCAAACACATATAGCCGCCTTGTAAAAATGTTCCAGCGTAAAGAATTGAAGAAATACCGCGCAATGGGCGGATTGATTGCTTATGTATCGGGCGAAATTATGGACAACCTCGAAAACAGCACAGAGGTTACTAAAACACTTGATATTAAGACAATGTCAATTAATGAAAAGCAGGGAATTGAAACACGTATCACATTTATTAACGGCGTAACTATTATTGAAGTAGTAGACGAAAGCCGCTTTAATACGTCATTCGACTACGCCGACGGTTTCGTAGGTAATGGCTCAAAAATTAACGTATGTATTGCCCACCCTAGCATGGTAAAAACTGTTATTAAATTTAATAACATTCGTTTCTTTGCTAACGGTACACATACAGAGGGCGACGGCGACCTTTACCAGCGCCGCGACCTTTGGGACACATTCGTGTTCCCTAATGGATTGGACGGAACAAACGACGCCGTATACGTAAATATTGAAAGCAGCGCTCCAAGCGTAAAAAATTACACATCTAAAACTTATAACGTAACAGTAAGCGGCACATCATACAAATTGAACGCAGCAGGAACGAAAGCCGAAATTGAGGCAGGTTCGGGTGTAGATTATGTAATTAAAGGCGCAGGAGCAGCCGGAGCAGTAGAACCTGCAGCAGCAACAGCCGTTTATGGTTCCGATACAGTAAAAAACAATTTTATCTATATGGTTGAAATCGGTGACAACGTAACACACTACGGACGCGGAAACGCCAAAGTAACTAGCGGTATGGACGAAATCCCAGCTGCAGACATTAAGGTTGTAGACGGTACACGCTATTTGATCGTAGCCAAAGGACTTACAGCAGACGGCTCAGTTTATGGCGGCGAATATATGAGCGTAGGAACTGCAGCTGCTACAGTTACAAATTCATTCAAAATTGACGCTAGCGCTTTAGTATTGGCATAGCAGGGGCGGCGGAATATGGCACTTTTTGACAATGTAACATATACACATTATAGCGAGGTATTAGGCCGCGCAATCGTACCGGACGCCGCCACATTTAACCAATACAAACTAGAAACTACGCTTTTTATTGAATCGCTATTAAACGACGGTTTAATTAAAGAGCGTAAAGTCGGAGGAATCGACGACGCCTGCTGCATGATGATTGAGGAGGCTTACACGGCCGCACAGATTGAGGCAGGCAAAGCCGGCGGAGCAATTACGTCCGAAAGTATCGGCGGTTACAGCTACTCTAAAAGCAGCAAAGCCGCCGACATTCAGACCGAAAAAAACGCCAAAAGCGCAAATGAAAAAAAATATAAATGGCTTTCGCTATATTGTGACATTTTGAGCGGGGTGCGCTAATGGATAATTTTTTAATTCATACATGCACCTATGAGGCACCGGCAAACAGCGACCGCGACGGCAACAAGACATATGCGGAGGCTGTAACATTACAGCACGTACGCGTAGTTATGGAATTGGCAACGGTAAAAAATAACGAGGGCGAGGCAAAAAACGACGTAGGTACATTGTACTACGCCCCTTTTACATCTACCCCGCAAATTATACCGGAGGAATTGGCGCGCGTAACATGGCAGGGCAAAACGTACACGGTACGCAAAGTATACCCATGTTATACACAGAATAGCGACGTCATACACCACTACGAGGCGGCTTTAGTATGAGCGGAATATCATTTAATACACAAACAGTATTAAACGAGGCGGGAATTAAAGCGGACATAGACGCAACGTCAAAGCAGGTGCAGGCACCGCTTGACGCGCTAATAATGGCCGATAGTAATTATTTTTGCCCATTAAAAACGGGCAAGCTGCAGCAATCCGCAATTATTAATAGCCAAATAGGACGCGGCGTTTTAATATGGCGCACACCATACGCACGCCGCCAATATTACGAATATTCAAAACCACCATACCAGCCAAACCCGAACGCCTGCGGGCGCTGGTTTGAGGCAGCGAAAGCACGGTGGCTTGAAAAATGGGTAAGGTTTGTAAATGAACGTATTAAACGTAGCTAACATTGTAAATGATTGGATTGAAAAAAAATTAAATCTACCGTTTACGATTTATAATGACGTAATACCGGACACCAGCGACAACGCGGCCTGCCTGCGCTATGATCCAGCACCAGCAGCCGAACGGCGCTACACAGACGGCACGCGTTTATTAAAATGGAATCTTACGTATTACATAAGAAATAAAAACCGGACAAAAGCCCGCGAGTATGCGGACAGTATCACGGCACAGCTTGACGGCCAAGAAATAACGGACGAAACAAGCGGTATTATTGTACAGATTGAGGCAGCAACCCTGCCGCAATTCATAAGTATTGATGAAAAAAACAACACAGTATACGCGGCGGCTATAGTATGCACATACCTAGAACCGCGCGAGAGTATGGAGGCTTAAACATGGGACTTATTCACAAGACAAAATTTATACCATTTATCGACGTAGCCGGAGCATGGAAACAGATTAAAAAGTCTACTACATTTTCGCTGGCATTTAACCCACAGACTAAAACCTTTGATTTTATTTCTAGCGAAAATCCGGAAGAAGAAATTGACAGCTACCAGCCGGCGCTTTCTCAATCATTGACAATGTTTGACGACGAGGACGACTACAAGGCAATTTTTGACATGTGTTTCAATTTGCCAACCGGCGGCGACGCACACAAGGACGTTCTTTTAGTATTCTATGCCGAAAAGTACACTGCAAGCGGCAGCGGCGGCGCAACATACTATAAAGCATGGAAAGTCGACAGCGTAGTAAAATTGGGAACATTGGACAGCGTAAATCAGAGTATCGACTTCGACCTTGCGCTTAACAAGCATGTAACCGGAGCCGTAACAATCGCGGCAGGCGTACCGACATGGGTGGCTGGAACATGGAGCGGCGACACATTCACACCAGCAGCCGGCAGTTCAACATTATAGTAAAAAAAATGATAGACCTTAAAAAGGCAAAACTCCCGCAGGCTGTAAAGGTCGGCGGGCGTTTTTTTGCTATTCACACAGATTTTAAATATATCCTCCGTTTTCGCGAATTATTAAGCGATAGAAACACACCGCTAACGGCGTTTGATTTTATGTATATAAAAGAAATACCGGCCGGACGTTTGGAGGGAATAACCGCAATATATGATTTTATGAACCCGCCGCGAGAATTACCACGCAGCACGGGCGAGGAATCCGGCGACATTGTATTAGATTATGACAAAGACGCCCCATATATTTACGCCGCATTTTTGGAACAATACGGCATAGACCTAGTAGACACGCGCCTGCATTGGTACAAGTTTTTAGCGCTATTACACGGACTACACGACACAGAATTAAACCGCATTATAGCGGCGCGACTTTGGAAACCAAACGGAAAAAACGGCGAATATGAAAAACGCCAGCAAAAACAATATGAGGCTTGGCGACTACCGCAACCGGAGGACAACGAACCGGACGAGGCTTTAGACGATTTTTTAGCACAATTAGAGGGGTAAACAATGGCAGACGGCGAAGTAAAAATAGATACCAAATTAGACACCAGCGGGCTAGACAAAGGCCTCAAGGACATGAAAAACAAGCTGGACGGAGCCGGCAAAACATTAGACGCAGGAGCCAAAAAAGGAAAAGGCTTTGCAGATAATTTAAAAGGAATCAGCACCGGAGCCGTAGCAGCAGCCGGAGCCGTAGCAGGCGTAGCCGTAGCAGTAAAAAAAACGGTTGACGTATTAAACGATTGCGCCGCAGCGTATCGCGTACAGAAAAACGCCGAGGAGGCGCTGCAGATCGCCGCCAAAAATAACCCATATTTGAACGACGAAAGCGTTTATAATTTGCGTAATTTTGCCAGCGAATTACAGAGCCTTTCAGAAATTGGCGACGAAGTAAGTATAAAAGTAATGAGCCAGCTGGCAGCAACCGGCCGCAATGAAGAACAAATCATACAAATTATGAGCGCCGCCGCAGACATGGCCGCCGTTACGGGGCAGGATCTAGCAAGCGCAGCGCAGCAGCTTAACGCCACACTAAACGGCAACGCCGGAGTATTAGGCCGCCAAATTGGCGCAATAAACAATTTAACAAAAGAAGAACTCGAAAACGGCCGCGCTATAGAATTAGTAGCCCAGCAGTACAAAGGCGCCGCAGCCGCTACCGCAGACGTAGAGGTGCAGCTTTCTAACGCATGGGGCGATTTTAAAGAAAATATCGGCCGAGGTTGGCAGAATGTAACCCAGCCCGTAAAACAATTCTTTCTTGACGTATTAAACGACATAAACGAGGCAACGGCAAAAACAAACGCCTTAAAAGACGCAAAAGGAAA